ATCATCCATCATCAAAGGAAGGTGGTTGAGAATATCAAGCCTGATTTCAAAAGCATTCTGTGTTGAGTAACTATCTGTAATGTACTTATTCTCGCTAGGATTGGCCCATATTGAGGCGGCTAACATCAAGGCTACCGTCTTGCCAGTACCGGTACTGCCCCAAAGATTAACGATAAATGGCAGCATATTGAGCTTTTTTAATAACACACTGGCAAAGCTAGCAGCCATATATAGTTGCGGCTCGTAATGTTTTTTGTTTTTCCGGATCTTCCTTGCCATATCAAGCCATATATCATAGCTGCCACGCTCTTTTAGTGACTCAGTTAATTCCTTAAACCTGGATTCATCATCAAAAACAATGCTCCTGTCAAAAGGAATAAACTCTTCACCATGCCAGCCGAACTTACTTGTTGAATTTTTAATAGGTATCTGGTTCATGTTTTCAATGTCGCATAAAAACTGAACCATAGCTTTTGAACTCTCAGAAGTTACAGCTACACCGTAATCCGCTAATTTAACAATTTTGGTAGATGAAGCTATAAGTCCCTTATCAACAGTTATTTCTTTCCATTCGTCGTCCCTGAGATATGCAAGAGTTATTTTCTCTGTCTTAGTCTCGATATTAAAAAGTCTCTCAACGGGTAGGATCGGATGATAGCAAGCTATTTTTTCGCCTAAAAACGTTAATATACGGATCCCGTTAGTGTCTGCAATCCAGTTGCCACAATTCAATTCACCATTAATATGTCCGAACATTGTTATATTGTTCTGGTGGTTGCTCCTGGCTATCTCTTTTGCATCACGCTTGAATGCTTTAATGAGCTTGCTAATATCCGTCTTACATCTAAGCTCTTCTGCGCGGGCTTCTAAGGCTATCAGTAATAATTCCTTGTCAGACTCGTATTTTTCTTGAAAAATTTCAAGAAGGGTATTCTTGTCATAAAGTTGTTCTTTAGTAAGAACTTTTATAGATTCTTGTGTCATGTGTCCCTCAACATATCATCAAATTGACCTTTTTCAGCTCTGTCTTTAAGGTCGCGATATAAAAATTCTTTTATGAGTCGCCCGGATATTTCCTCTTTGCAGAAAATAAGTTGGAGATCATATCGGACAATCCATGCAGCCAATGAAGCTAGAAAAGCATTCTTGTTGAATTTACTGCGGTAGGAACCTTTTAAGAGATTTTCCCAGGTGCCATTTTCTACAATCAAGAAGATCCTCGCTCCATTCTCTTTAGCTCGTTCAAATTCACGCTTAAATCTATCTCTGGAATGTGTAAAGCAACTGGCTAGTTCATCAAGGTTCATTTTTCGCTCTAAGGCCATTAAAGGCTTAACTGTAGATTCATCATCAAGTAGCCACTTTCCGTTAGGCAGCTTTGCATTGTAAGCGTAGTCGCCATAAGATAAAGTGCATCTTTTATACGGGACACCAAAAGTGTCATATCTCTTTTGGGCGCGGCTCGTTGGCTGTTCCCTCTTATCAACCAAGATAACCATTGAATCAAGCAAATTATCTATCTCAAATGGCTGCATAATTTTGTCCCCCTGAAAACAAAATTACTTAAATGGAAGTTCTTCCTGGATTCCATCAGGAATATTCATAAAATCTGTAGGTCCATCTTCCTGTTTAGCGCCATTTCCGGTGTAGCCATTTTTAGCTTTGAATTTTGCTTCAGGAGCTTTCCCGGATCTTACTTTTTCGACTGATACCGGGAAGCGTAATTCGGTATATACGACTTCCTTACCTTCAATCACTGTACCGGTCTCACCAAAAACAAGTCCTATGAGCTTGTTTCTCCATTTTTTCTCGTCCCAGTCCCATGTATAGCCCTTGTTAGACTCTTCTAAAGCATTAGTCCATCTGGCAAAAGCTGTCTTAGTCCAACCATCCTGTTCAGTTCCATTATCTTTAGGAAGATAGATTGTCGTTCTTCCCTTAAACTTTCTATCTTCGCTAGTGTTAGCGTCATACTGCTTTTTGAAAAACTCAGCGTGTTCGCCTTCAACAATGTCAAACTGAACAATAAGAGAATCGCTTCCAATAACATTAGGATCTTTCTGTGTTGGCTTGCCTGGTTCAAATGCCACTCCAAGGATCTTACAAACATACGCTCCTACAGGAAGTTTTTCTCCTGGCACGTACTGTGCTGCCTTCTTTGCATCTGCATATCCGCTAAATTCTTTCATTTCTTAATCTCCTTATCGAGTTCGTAATAATCTCTGATTGCCTTGTCTACAGCAAATAAATCATTGTCTATTTCCGTAGTTTCAAACATTCCTATTGGAGTCTTAGCTACGTCTGTACCATCTGACTCAGTTAAAAATATGTGCTTGCCGTTCTGGACTATGCTTCTAAGGACGATAGTAAACATTCCTTCGATACATACTTTTTCATCAAGCAGCTTGCCTATAGTTTTGGGCCTGATATTTCCAAAATCGTCAGTATCTTCGTGCATTATGACGTAGACAATCTTGTTTTCAGGAACAGATTTTTTAATAAACTCAATTAGTCCCCAAAAATGATCTCCAATCTTGTTGTAAAAAGAAAAAACTGCATTACCGGCGCCAGCGTTACTATGCCCGTTCATAAACTGGTTAGTAATAAGATAGCCCGCATCATCTATTACTAGAGACTTGGCCTTGGCCTGTAGAAGCCCCTTTTTTACTGTCTCATAATCATCTGTTGATAAAGTTACAATGTGGCCCTTAAATGGATAAGGCTTATCAAGGACGTTTATTACAGTAAAATCATTATTATCTACGCAGTTACGGAGTGAAGCGCTTTTGCCGGAACCTGATTTACCAATTAAAAGTACCGGAATTGCCATATTTAACCCTCCTAGTCAATGTGCAAATATTCTCCACGATCAGCCAAAAAAGCAAAATCCAGCTCTTTGCCAGCTTCAAGTTCTTTACGGATCAGTGCCTTGTCAGGTTCATATATGACCTTCTGGTACTTGTCAGGAACTTCGCCACAAATTGTCAAAGGCTTTTTTCCGCCGGCGCCTCTTATTGAGAATGTATGCAAATCCGTTGATATTTTGCGCTTATTCATTGCTACCATAGCCATATAAATACTGCGTTTGATACGCTCCTGGTTGTTGTCAATGGCAGTGCGCTTAGCCTGTAGACGTTCAATTTCTTTTTCAAGCATATTCTTGTGTGCTTCCATATGACTCATTACGGCTGCGCAGTTATCTATTTTGTTCTCAATGGTTCCTACTAAACCGTCAAGAGTATCAATAAATACCTGTTCATCATCCGGATCTGTGCTATCGGCATATTCCATTAGTGTCAAATAGTCGTTAGTCAGCTCGTATAAACTATCCATGTTTCCCCCTCTCCTTTCTTCGATTATTTTTTTATTAGCAAATTGGCACCCAAAATTACGCCCCCTATGGCACCAATAACTAAACTAGGATAAATATTAGGTGAGTCCGCTAAGGAACTCGCCAATAAAAAACAAATAAAAGATAGTCCTGTAAGATAAGATTTTTTCATTTTGTCAGCTCATGTTTGTTGTGTAATTCTTCCAGCTCCCAGGCTTTTTCAAGAATTTTATTTGCATATGAAGATAGTTTTCCGTATTGCTCATAGGCCGGAAGCGCACTTGTATTGCCGTTATAGACAATCAACACCTTGCCAACATCTTCATATTCATTGAACAGTTCCGCCAGGTAATCACTAGCTATCATCATATTTTTATAAGGATCAGACATATCTTCTTCAGTCCATCCATATTTTTTAATCCTGTCCTTATGCGCTGTAAGATTTACTTGCATAAGACCATAGCAAGAGCCATTTGTTGCGTCTGCGGTATATCTCGACTCTGAATAGGCTATGGCCTCCAATAATTCAGGACAGATATTGTATTCAGTACCGCATAATTCCGCATATTCTCTTATTTCAAAAGGGATTCCGTCAGATTCCGACGTATCAATATTAGACAGGCCATTAGCGCTTGCCTGAATAGGCATAGAAAGCACAAAGGCCCCTAATAAGAACCCCACCAAACTTTTTTTCATTTCTCCACTTAACCTCTCACTAGCAATAATCTGTCTGAATCACTAAAATGCAGCACACTGTCTAAGGACCTGATTTCAAAAACTTTTAGTGTTCCAGGATCCTTAATTCTTGATTTCAAAGTCTGAATATTTATTCCGGTTAGCTCAGCTAAATC